TCTTCCCATGTAATACCTAGTGCATCTCTATCTTCTTGTGTTGATAGCTGCAACCAATTTTTAGGATAGTTGTTACCACCAATTGAAAATGCTTGTCCAACACAAAGTGTTTTATCATCTAGTTTATAAGCCATTACCTATCTCCCTTTGGGTATTTAGCTTTGACTTCTTTTATATGGTCAAGCCATGTTTCTGTACCATCTTGTACATCATGGTATTGCATATCTAGTTGTTCAGCTAATGGTTTGTATTCTTGTTGTCTTTTATATTTGTATTCTTCAGGGTCTACCCAGTTATTAATAGCATCTAAATCTAATTCAATTTCTTTTCCCTCTTTATCCCAAGCATACATTTCAGTATCACTTTTAACTTTAGATTTTGCTGTTTCAGGATATAGTGTATGTATAGCTTTCATTATGCTGCTACCTCCATAACTGTTATTGATGGTTTTGCATAACCTAATGCACCTGTATCGCTAAAGTTAGCAAAAAAGTATCTTGTTGCTGCTGCTTCTAATTTTGCATACATACCATAAGTTCTAGCAACAGTTGAACCAGAAGTTGTTTGTGCTTGTAGTTGCATTTGAACCCCATCATTTACATCATAGCTCATATCTCTTACTGAAGAATTACATTGTTGTTTACTTCCTAAAGCAGAAGTATTAACATTTGTACTATTTGTAATATCATATAGTTTCATTGCAACCATTTGAGTTCCATTATTACCACCAAAAAGATAATTACAAGTAACTATTAGTGTGCTATCTGATGCTTTAGGTGTTATTGCAACTCTTAAATCAGAATCTACTTCTGCAAAAGATGTTGATGTAAAAGTAACTAACCCTGTATCTGGTTGAACAGTTACTACTTGTAAAATAGTCCCTGTATTACCAGGTGCTCCTGCTGTGCCTGATGTTATACATGTTCCTGTTTCAGCAGGTAATGTTAATGTATTTGTTCCTGCCGCAGCTGGTGCTGCAACTGTAAGAGTTCCGCTTGAACTTCCTGCTAATACTATGCTAGCCATTATTCGTTCTCCATTGCATCTAGTTTAGTTTGTATTACTGCTTGTTTTTCAGCATCTATTTTTATAGTATCTTCATCAAGAACCCAAGCATCTCTAAATGTTCTATCTTCTGGAAGAACTGTATCTTCTACAATGTGATACTTAACACCTTTAGGTACATCTTTTTTAGCTAAATCTTCTATTGTATTATTAGCTAACCATTCTTGTGTAGGATGAATAACTACTGCTTTATTATTTTGCTCATATATTATTATCATAGCTACCTCATTATAACTACATTATTATCATCAGTATCATACAAAGTTTTGTTTTGTGTTGAGCTAACATGAGCCGCCCAACATTTAACTGAACCTACAGCTTTGGTATGAGTACAACCACCTACCATAGCAGTACCTGCTGTTCCATCTTGTGGAGTAAAAGTTGCTGCATAGTTAGTGTCTGGCATAGCAGTGGTAAAATTAACTGTATAATCTCCTGTGCCATTATCTGTAATAGAACTTACATTGGCACTACCTCTAATAGCTACTGTGCCTGTACCATTAAAACTTACCCATGCTCTTACACCATATACTGGTGCAACTGAACCATATCCAGAGTTAGCTGATAGAACTCCTGCTGCACTTACTTCTGCTACTTTAGTTCCATTAGATTGTAGTTCTATTATTCCAGAAGCATCTCCATCAATAGCTACTCCGCCAGAACCTGTTAATGCATTAATTTTTGAAGTCATATTATAATATCACCCATCGTTGTCCAGAAGGAACAGTAACTGTCTTTGTGGCTGCTATAGTTATAGGTCCAACTGACATACCATTTGTTCCTGAAGTTAAAGTATAGTTATCTGTTATATCATCTGTATTTTCATAGATAACACCCCCTGCTGATGCTCCAGCTCCTGCCCATGTTAATACACCAGATCCATTTGTTTGCAGAAATTGACTAGCATCACCATCATTGTCAGGAAATGTTAATGTGTAACTAGCTCCTGCTGAATGAGGTGGAGATTTAAGTTTAATGCCATGAGAGTTTTCAGCACAGTTTAATTGTATATATCCATCTGTAACCCCAGATGTTCCTTTAGCTTCTAAACTAGGAACAGAAGCTGTAGATATTAAATTAAGTTTATCTGTTGTAACAGCATCATTAACAATATTTGCTGTAGCAACTACATTAGCATCATTAATTACAGTGCCATTTAAAGTAACAGATTTTTCAGCAGGATAAGTACAAAATACATCACTTGTACCTGATAATGTAATTTTAGAACCACTACTACTAGATTCTAATACAGTATCTCTAGATAAAGTTGTGCCTGAAGCTGTATAAGTTCCTAAACCTACCTCGTAATTATTACCATTTGTAATAGCATAATAAGTAGTGTTTGCGTTACCAATTACAGAAAAGGCTTGAAATCCAGTTTCTGCTCCAGCAAGTGTAACTGTACCAGTACCTGTTGTCGTAGTCGTTTCTTTGACTCTATCCTTTAAGACAAGTGCCATAATCTATCCTCTATGCTAATGTTACTGATAAGTTTCCAGCAGCAATTTTAAAAATATCACCAGAATCAATAGTTTTTGGTGCATCTAAAGCTGTATGATAAATCATATTACCGCTAGAAGCTGCATCCCATAAACCAATCCATCCTATTGTTCCCCATGTTGCTGTAGCTGTAGGAAAGGTTGCAACTGCATCTGATACTACAGAACCACCTGTTCCAGAAGCTGTTGCAAAAGAAGAAGCTACTCTAGCGTATGAACCACCAGAAACTTCTGTGCCAGTTCCAGCATCTGTTGGATCTGCTGTGTGTAAAGAAATATATGGATTGTTTACTGCTGTAAAAGCAGTTCCATTTAGTGTTAAGTTTAGAAGTGCAACTTCTAAATAGTCCGACATATCTGCCATAATAATTACCTCGTAGTTGTTGTTATTGACATTGGATGAGCAGGAAATTCCCCCTCATCATCTGATTTACTTAAAGATTGAACCCCTCTGTCATACATTGCTGACCAAGTTGCTAATCTTTCGTCATTCATCAAGAATGGCTCTGCTTCACCAAGTGCTGCATAAAGCAGTAAATCAGGTGTATTTGCTAACCAAAGGTTTGATGAAACTGTTGAGCTCATATGTGGTGGTTTTACATAATAGAGCATTTGTAATGTATCTGTTTCAGCACCAATCGGAGAAAATCTAAACTCGCTTCCTAATGCAGTATAAAAAGAAGGCAACCCTGATGTTGATGCTCTTGTGTTTCTAAAAAAATTACTAGGAGATTGGAATGTAACAGTTTGTATAGGATTGCTAGAAGAAATGTGTATATCTTTCATAGCTAAAAAATCTGCTGGTATTTCTACTGTACCATTAGTAGAGTCAATAGTAGTAGTTGCTATTTGTAACATTTGCCTTATACGCAAATCTCTACTTAATCTATTTTCTGCTAATCTAATAAATTCTGGGATAGATGCAGTTAAATCACTACGAGCTAAATAATCAGCTATAGTTGCCTGTAGCGTTGTGTAGTCTGTAAAAAATGCCATTTAGATTCTGCCCTGTTTTGTTCTAAAAAATCTATTGTCTGGGTCGTTTAACCATTTAAAAAAAGCCTTTTGATCTAATACATGAAATCCTCGCATAATGCCTTGTTGATTTAATTTATCTACAACAGTCATTGGAATAGATGCTATCTTGTTATCAAATACATCATCACCCCATTTTTTAGAGTTGTTGTTGTATTCTTTTTTGTTTCTTTCAACAATGTCACTTACATCTTGTACAACCTCTAAAACCTTTCCATCAGTTGTCTCATGTTCTTTATAATTTCTGTATTCTACTTTTTTTAAGTGGTCGTTATATTTTCCCATATCAATCCTTTAATAATACTGCCCACCGAAGTGGGCAACATTAATTTTTATTACGCTACTAATAAGTCAGCAACAATACCATGTGCTTTCTCGTTAGATACTTGCAGAGTGTACTCTGTAAGCATTTGATGTTTCTCACTGTCACCAGATTTAGCCAATAGATTTGACTCAAATGGTCGTAGTGTAGCAATAGATGCCATAGTTGGGTCAAGCACTAGAGCTTGTTCACCACCGCCAGTTCCGCCATCAGGAGTCATAAATCTGTCAGGTACAACAGATAAAGTACCAAAGTCTGACATATAAACATCAGCAGCACCTATAATAGTAGTCTGCTTGTCTGCTGGAGCTTGGAAACGCTGTGCTGCAATACCTGCAAATGCTGATACTGCTTGTTTTTGTGTTGGAGGTACAACTAATAAAGTTGGGTTACCACCACTTTCAAACACTTTTTTAACACACTCTTTTAGTTTATCTTCACCAAAAGCAAGATAGTTACCAGAACCTGCTGAAGTACGAGTAGCTGTTCCGTTACCACCTACTGGACCTGCTGGAGAACCTGCTGTTGCTTCTGTAACATAGTTAGTTAATAACCATGTTTGAACAGAACCAAGTAATCTAGCTGCTGAAGCAGTACCTGCTGATTGAGCTACATTACCAAGAATAGTATTTTCCATGTCTCGTTTTAGTTCTTGTCCTGCTTTAGCTAATTGGTAAGCTGTTTCTGTCTTACGACCAGCTTTATCAACTGCATCAAGAGTACCTGATACATGAACTGTTTTACCTTGAATTTGTGTTCTGTTACCTACACGAACTGTAGGAGTATCAGAAGCACCTGCAGCATCAGCACCTTCTAAAAGACCTGTTTTCACAGCTGCTGCTAGAGTGTCAGTTTGCCATTCGTGGTATGTTGCTGTTGCTTTAGTTTTACCAATAGATGAAACTACTGGTGTTTCGGTTGGTGCAATGCTGTAGATTGTGTTGCTTAAATCTTCACGCTGACCAATCGCTGTATAAGTTCTAAATTCTGCCATTGTTTTTCCTTAAATAAAGTTTTCAAATATAGCTGCTGCATCTCTGGCTGAACCAGTTTGCTGTAGCTTTTTAAGTTGTTTCTTTTGTATGTCGGTTACATTCTGCTTTACTTTAGCTCCAGACTTTACAGTCTTTGGTGCTTTAGCGACTTTTTTCTTAACACCAGCTTTACCTGCCATTAATTTGTCGTACTGTGCTGCTTTATGTAATACCAATACATGGCGAGAGTCATAGACTTGTGATAATTCCTCGTCTGTGAATCCAACCTTTTTGCCATAGCTACGAATGTCATTACGGACTTGTTCGCCTTTAGCTTTGTCTGAAAACTCTGGTAAGGATACTGTTAGTTTTTGTGCTTCTTCTTGTACAAACTGTTCTAATTGAGCTGCTCTATCCGATTGTTGCTGTTGTGCAAGTCGTTGTTGTTCAGCTTGAACTGCTTGTAACTGTTCTTTTTTTTCGGTCATTTCTGCGACCTTAACTGAATATCCTATCGGGTCGTTCTCTTTCATTGCAGACAGATCTTCTGGAGTATCATTATTACTCAATAAGAATTGTTCAACTGCCTGTAATTTTTGTGAATAGTCATCTCTAACTTTTCTAGCTTCAATAATAGCTTTCGCTTCTTGCTCAATGACTTTACGCTGTTCAGCTACTTCTTGAGTCTTTTTAGTATAATCAGAGCCGAGTTGATAAGATTTCTTTAGGTCGTCAAGGGTAACTTCTTTTTCTTCACCTGCTGCTTTGATGGTGAAAGTTTGTTCTTCCTCAACTTCTTCAGGTTCTTCAACTTCGGATTCTTCTTCAACTTCTTCTTCGGCTTCTACTTCTTCTTCTACCTCTGGTTCAGTTTCAGTTTCCTCTACTTCTTCTACTTCTTCGGTTTGTTCTTCTACAACTTCTGGTTTCTCTGTGGAGTCCTCTGGTGCAGATAACATACCTTCAATAGCTGAAGCTGCATCTGTTACTGTTAGATTTCCACTTTCCGTTGTATCGGAAGTCATGGTGTCATCACTCATTTTATTTCCTTATGCCATCTCGGTGTGGCTTTCCCATACAGACTAAATGTCTATATTATTTTCCATGCCTTGTCTTTGATCTCATCATCTTTTGCGATAGATTCAAAACGAGCCATGAGTTCGTTAATAGTCCTAATTCTGACATAAGCTGCTTCTCTTACACTTGATTCATCATCATCAGAGTTAATAATTAGGTCTGTTAATTCTTTTTTCATTGCTTCTACTTCGTCTAGTAATTCCTGACTTTGTAGTAAGTTTCTAAATGCTTCTGATTTTGTCATCTTTGTTTTAATCTCTGTAAAAATAATTGTTGGTCTTCACCTGCATTTAATTCATTAGACATTAATAATCCACCAAGTCCAAGACCTGCTACACCTCTAACTGCTATTTCAGCCATAATAGATGGGTCAGCTAATAAACCACCTACTCCACTTGCAACACCAACACCTGTATTACCATATGCTTGTGCTTGTTGTTGATTAACACCACCAATAGTATTCATTAGAGAATCCCATGCACTGACTTTAGGTTTATGTTCTAGGTCTAACTCATCTGCCATAAGGTCTGCTGATAGTATAGAACCAGCTCCTATACCAGCGTATTTGGGATTGAAGTGAGCTAATGGACTTCTTACATCACTAGGATTAAAGTTAGCTTTGTTAATTACTTTACTTACACCTTCAGCAGTATCAAAGCTATCATAGCCTGTATATTTTAGTGCCTTTCTTACCATTGGATGTTCCATAGTTTTCCAATAAGCATTACCACCTCTTAAATCTCTTAATACACTTTCAACTGCTTCGTCACTATGTTCAAACCCAATTTGAGTTTCTATCATATCAGTAACTTCTCTAACAGCTTCTTTGTCTTTAAGGCTAAAGTGATTACCTCTTGTTCTTACTGGGTAAACCTTAGCACCTTCTGGGTACTTACCAGCTAATTTAGCAAAATGGTCAGCAATCTTTGGGTCAGGCGTTGATGATATGTGAGCATGAGAATAGTTTACACTAGGGTCTACTTTAAATCCTGTAAAGTCTGCATCAGTACCATGATACTGTGTATCACCAAAGCCCATAGCTTTAGCTCTGTCTTGTGCTGTGTTGTTAGCTGGTAAACCTAAACGCTTAACCGCTTCTAGTTGAGCTTCCTTATCTTTTTTTAACCATTCATCTAAATATTTAAAGTAACTAACCATTTAATTTAGGTGATGCTAAATTTTGTATTTTCTCTAAAGAATTTATTATTTCTTTTGTTTTATTCATGT